GCATTGGAGACTGCATACAGCCTAATCCCAGGATTGCTACGATCCTCGTTATTGAGGCGAATGTAGGATTGCGTATTGGAGATACGCTCTCCCTCCGGCGTTCCTCTTTCATCAAGACACCATCCGGCCACGCTTTCAATATCGTTGAGCATAAGACCGGAAAGATTCGCCGCTTCAAGGTCCAGGAACAGGTTTACAACTTCATCCTTGAATACGCAAACTCAGAGGGTATTGAGGGCGATGATCTGATATTCCCTATCGGTGTCCGGGCAGTGCAAAAGCATCTGAAAAAGGTTTGCGACTGGCTCGGTCCTGAATATGAGGATATATCCACCCATTCGTTCCGTAAATACTTCGGAACAGAGATTTACTACAAGAATGGAAAGGACATTGAACTGGTCCGCCGCCTGTATCAACACAGTTCCGCAGCAGTTACAGCTCGCTACTTGGGCGTTACGGACGAAAAGATTGAACAGGCATTAGATTCCCACGTTGATATTATTTACCGCCCCAAATGAGGCGCATATATAGTAATGGTTCCTTATAAGATTTGTCTATTTGAGTGTCGTGTAACAGGTTTCTGGCAGTTTTTAATGTGAAAACTGCTGCCGGTATGAGGGTTGATAACGGCATACACCATCCCTTTGTTGGTTGACAGGTTTTCCGGCTTTAATGCGAAACCGGATAAGGATAGTGGGATCTCCTGACATTCGCGTATCTCCGGCGGAGCGCACGATGCCGCTTGATAAGAACGTGTCCAAATAGACAAATGCTATAAGGAACCATTGAAGAAATGGAGGTCTTAGGCATGATTGATATTACAAACTGCAATAAAATCATAGTCGATACCATCGGGAAAACAGAGAAGATCATTGAATGGTATCAGCAAAATAAAGATTGGTTGGATGCCGAAGAGTTCCGCATCCCCATCCCCTCCGCATTGGTTGAGTTGCCGGAGGAAGATATTAAATTCTATTATGAGCAGGAGGGTGTATTCGTCAGGTTGCATCTGTATATGGGTGGCGTGTATGTCTGCAATTATCGGTATGATCCGAAAACTCAGGAAATCGAAAACATTGTCTTTCCTGCCGGATTAAGCAAAGAGAAACGAAAGGTTGCCCGGATGGTTCTTGCCGCTGACAGAACGCCATACAAGGAGGCATTGAAGTTCCATTCTCTCATGTGTTTTGCAACTCATTACCGCAACTGCATTGAGACTACGGAGCAGAAAGAGAAACGCATTTCTCATAAGCATCGAAAAATCCTGCGCCGTTCCGGCGGTGCTACACCACTGATAACCACATACCGCATTGATAGCAGACCTGTTCCTGCAGACGGTACAAAAAGGCACTACACAAAGCCTACCGAACAGGTAAGTGTGAGGGGATTTTACCGAACTACCAAAACCGGTAAACGTGTATGGGTTCGCCCTTTCACAAAATACAATGGAAATTCTGGAAATAACAAAACATACAAAGTATAGGAGGATCACTATGAGTAATTTGAAAGTTTATGCAAAAACCATCGAAGATGAGGCTTTGGAACAGATTAACACTCTTCTGTCTCAGGATGCCTTTAAGGACTGTAAGGTTCGTATCATGCCGGATGTTCACGCCGGAAAGGGATGCGTCATTGGCTTTACTGCGGATCTCGGAAACAAAGTAATTCCAAACATCGTTGGCGTGGATATTGGATGCGGTATGCTTTGCGTCAGTTTAGGGCATAGGGATTTTAATGCTGTTACATTGAATACTTTAGATCGTGTTATCCGCACCTATGTTCCAAGTGGGAAAAATGTGCATGATGGGCGGCAAATGCGTTTTGAAGAATTGAAAGAACTTTATTGTTACCGGGAATTAAAAGATACCAAACGTCTCGAACGCTCTATTGGCACTCTCGGCGGTGGCAATCATTTCATTGAGGTTGATGTTGCAGAGGACGGTTATAAGTATCTGATTATCCATACTGGCAGCCGCAATCTTGGGAAACAGGTGGCAGACTACTATCAGAACCTTGCCTATGAGTTGATGTGCGGTAAGGATGATCTGTATGATCGTCAGGAAAAGCTCATTGCCGACTACAAAGCCGCTGGAAGAAAATCTGAGATTGAATCCGCAATCAAGGAGCTGCGCCGAAACTTCCGTGCTGTCACTCCGAAATTGCCGAAAGACCTCTGTTATTTAGAGGGTAAGTACCGTGAACAGTATCTCCATGATATGAGGATATGTCAGAAGTTTGCCTACATGAACCGTGTTATGATTGCTCAGATTATATGCAATCACATGGGATGGGGTGTTGATGCAGATATGCCGGACTTCTTTGAGTGCATCCACAATTATATCGACCACGACTCCAACATCGTCCGTAAAGGTGCTATCTCTGCCAAGTACGGAGAAAAGGTTCTTATCCCCATCAATATGCGTGACGGATGTATTCTCGGAACCGGTAAGGGAAATGAGGATTGGAACTGTTCTGCGCCGCACGGAGCCGGACGGATTATGTCCCGGATGAAAGCAAAGGAAACTCTCAGCATGAGAGACTATTCACACTCTATGGACGGTATCTACACTACTTCTGTGTCAGAGGAAACCATAGATGAGGCACCGATGGCATACAAGCCTATTGATGAGATTGTGGAATGTATTGGAGAAACCGTTGATATTCTTGCGATTCTGAAACCTATATATAATTTCAAGGCAAGCGAATAATGTGGCATTGATAGACACATTGATGTATAATGGACTAAACATTTATATAGGGAGGATATGTCTATGAAGATGAGATATTTTGCCATGCTGTTACTGTCTGCCGTTCTTTTGACTGGTTGTGGTGGCAGTACATCTACCAAAAATGGCACTACTGCGGTCACGACTACGACAGAAAGTAAAGACAAAACAGACCTTGCAGATTTGATGAGTACGCAGGATTATTCCTGTACTGTGGATGATTCTTTTATGTATTACGTTATGTATGTAACAAACAATTCAGATAAGGTTGTGAGTATTGATCTGAATGTGACCGCATTGGATTCTTCCGGCAGTATGGTTGGTTCTTCCAGCGATGGAACAAAAGCGGTTGCTCCAGGGCAAACAGCCGGTATATGGACCACATTTGATGAATGGGATAAGATTGATAGTTTCGATTACACACTGTCGGTATCAGAGGAAAAGGAATACTCTCCTGTCTATTCTGACTTATCCGTTGACTACAATACTACCGACAGCGGCATTGTTGCATCCGTGACAAACAACGGAACTTCCGCCGCAGATTATGTATGTATGGATGTGGTGTACCTTAAAGATGGGAAGATGGTTAATTTTAGCGAATTATCTTTTATGGATGATAACCAAGAATTGCAGCCAGGTACAACTCTTTCTCAGGAGGGCACTTGCTACTCTGATTCCGGTTTTGATGATGTAGTGATTGCCATAAATGGCAGGAAATGATTTAAGGCAGAGGTTTTATTCCTCTGCCTTTTCTATGAGTTCCCATGCCTTTTCATCGCCAAATTCTTTCCTTACGGCTTTCCATAATCTGAGATACTTCTTTGATTCTCTGTCCCTTTCAGTCCTTGCCTTATCAATCTGACTTCTGAGACGGCTTATATACTGCTCATCCTCCGTCTGTATCAGCTTATCAGAATCCCGATACAACGAACGAATCATGCTCTCTTTGAGCATATCTACCCACGGCGTAGATACCTCTGTACTGCGCCCATTGACTGAACGGCGCATTTTATACTCTCTGCCGGATAAATCCTGTTTCTTTGCTTTCTTAGCGCAGTAATCTCCGATATAGACACCAATCCAGTCCGGTATCTCTTCCTTGACCTGATTGTATAATTCCCTTGTGAGAACATAATAGTTGTAATGGCCTACAAAGGATTTTGCAGCAGCACTATGGAAGTCCGCTTTCGACACCTTAATTTCATAGCACCGGAACACTCCCTTGGTGTCATAGGTCATGTAATCAACTCTTTCTCTTCCGCAAAATCCGATTGTTACCTCATAGCAGCCAAATACACCGGTCTTTCTTGTGGCCCATCTGATTGCTTTTTCCAGTGCTACAGTTTCAGCGGTTTTCATTTCAGATCCTCGATTGAGAATACAAGACCTACACAGTAGACCTCTCCATCTTCCCAAATATCAAATCTCTCACAAGGAATTTCTGTCTCATACGTCCATGTTGCCGGAAGTCCGTCTCGGTTCATTCCATCACACCATCTGGCATCTATCCAGTTGGCACGTTCTTCTCCCTCCTGATCTACTCCGTCCTTATCGAAATAAACTCTTCCACCATCGAAACAACCTCCCTCATCGCAGATTGCTCCATTGAACTCCATCAAATCATCTGATGCGCCCGTCACAATGACGAGGCCGCTCTGTTTTGCCTCTTCCAGTACATCATCGAAACTATCTCCGTATGCTCGTCCATAGAGCTTATTTGCCAGTTCTCTTGCTTCCATATTGTCCTCCTTTAATCTGTGTATACAACAATTTCCTGTCCCTCCATTCTGTACCCAAAGCAGAGGTTTCCGCCATCCGCTATTATGGCACATTCATGGTCTGACAGATTGTTTGCGTTTCCGATAATTTGATAGCGTTTGCAGGCATATCCGCTGTCTCCGCTCATTATCACGGTTTTTTCTGCTAGGATCTTCTCTTTCTGTTCATCTGCCATAGACTCCCACTCATATCCATATACCACTACCGCCTTATCCTTTATCTTCTCATATTCCTCATACCATGTTTTTATCATTGGCCAATCCACTCCTTGTAGCAAATCCCATTGTTGCCGTCAAATTTCATATATGGATTTATCAGAGGACTTCTAAAAATGTCAATTTCTCTGCCATTGAGCATAAATTTGAATGAGATACTGTTGTATGTTCCTTTTGTCCCTACCAACTCCACACTCGTATTGCTCTGCCCCATCATAATATCCTCTACATCATATTCAGTTCCGATTTCCAATCCGTCCTCTTCTCTGATGGCTACTGCCTTGATTGGTATGTGATTCTGTACACGCATGGCTTACTCCTTTCTCTCATATTTGCATTTTGGAAAATGAGTTCCAACATCAAGGAACATATCGAGAATGATCTTTCCTGTTTCTCCACAGAAATTTATATGTCCTGCGTCTGTCTGCTTTACAATCAGCTTTTTGCAGTTAAGACAGCAATCCTTTTCGTTACGTTCCTCAAATATTTGTAGTGGTGTCTTTTCCATCCTTAATCCCTTTCTCTCTGAAATGCTCCATGATTTTGCAGATTGTGGCATCTCCGACACCTTTGATTTTTGAGATTTCTTTCAGAAAATCATTGACCGTCATTCCGGTAGCCGATTTCTTTCCCTGATTAAATCCCTCACTCCTGGCTTTTTCCACTCTGTCATTGACATACTGCACCAACTGCTCATCTGTCATTTTGCGGATTTTAACTGCTTTTTCATGTACCTTATCTTCATTTACTGTTCTGCGGCAGCTTCTCTTCTTTGCCATTGCAATCCTCCTATCTCATGTATGTTTCAACAATGCACGCATCGTCCTCCGGTGTCCTCGGGAACTTAAAAATAAATCCTGCTGACATTACATCATCTTCGCATCTTTTAAGGTTTTCATATTCGCAGTAAACATTCGTTGGCCGATTCTTCTCTCCGTTCCATACTCTTGCCACCACTTTTCCCGGAAAGTCTTTCGGGCTGTCATATATCACTACTAGCGGCACTTTTATATCTGAATAGTCCACCAGATTAAGTGTCGGTACTCTCTTATACAACGGCGTGTTCTGTTTTACTAATTTCTTCTGTTTGTTCACTCCCATACCTCCTGTAATTCCACATGGAATGATTTCAATAGTTCATCGTCCATATTTGACATAAATGTTCTGTACGATATGTCTGGCTTATTTTCCATAAACCACTCTACCGCCTTTTGATTTCTGGCTGTTCTGGTAGATAGATTTCTCCAATTATCCTGATACCGAACCCGTTTCAATTCTCCGTACCATACAAGAAATCGCTCTCTCGTGCCATTCCTATCAATCCTCATAGGCACATACGGATCAACAATCTCGTAATCTATCCGCCGGACTGCTGCCGGAACTGCCATAACCCACATTTCTCCTGTGGCAACGGCATCCGGCACTTTATCCGCTATCTGCTCCGGCATGAGGATAGCATCACTCTCTATGTAATACGCATGGATAACAACCGGCACACCGATTCTTGCCATGTTGTACGCCACTGTTCCGCCTTGCGGCATCGCCTGGATTGCACTCAATATGTTAGGTGCTACGCATATCCTCGGAGTGGTGTTATCCTCATCCGGGCAAATCTGTTTCGGAACTCTCGGAACAAATCTCTCTACTTCATCAAATGAAACGTGAACCAATTTACTGTTGCTTCTTTTTCCTCTTTGCTTCATCCTTTTTCCGTTGGCGTTCCTCCCAGTAGGGATGTTCCAACCTTTCCAGTCCAGTGCATCCTATCTGCAGGCACTTATGGACTTTCATTTGCTTCGTTGATAGATACCCTTTATGTGTTTTGCAGTACGCTACCGGCGATTTAAGCATATTCTTATCAATGCTCTGGAATAAATCAGGCATGAATAAGGGCTTTCGGAAACTCTTGAATGAGTTCTTCGCCCCAAATGTCCGTGAGGCTCGGTTTCATAAATACCGGTATGTTGTACTTTCTGCACTGCTCCACAATATTTTCAATCCATTCTCGTCTTGGTATGACTTTATCTTTTCTGCTGCCAGTCTCAGCTCCTACGATTATCCACTCCGGGATGTATGATTTCTCACTCAGCTCTCCGAAGTCTGCCAGTATAGGCTCTACTGATAAAAACGTATGGAACTCATAGTGTCCGTCCTGCCCCATATACTCCGTATCTGGATCTGTGACTGTCGTTCCGTACCACATATTATCTCTGAGTGGTAATTCTCCGTAATGATGCAGCTCCATATATCTTCTGGGATTCTTCGTGAGGAAGAGGTAATTATGCTGTGGAGCTTTCTCACAAGCATTAAACACTTCCCTGATCCATCTATCAGGAACCCACTCTCCAAACACATCCGACATTGAACCGACAAAGATATTTCTCTGCCTCTTTTTGTCTCTGTATTCTCCCATGCGGTATCTGTGGATTGTCGGCACAAATCCATGCGGATAGGCACATCTGAATTGTTTTCCGGTCTCATCATCAACATAATACGGTTGCTCATTGATCTCATAAGTTTCAGAACCATCGTCTCCGAGTTTGTATGTCTCAGGTTCTACCAGATGGCATCCTTTCCGTGATACAAAGCGGTTTGCAATACCTCTAGCATAACAATAAGGGCATTTATGACGGCAGCCGGTAATCGGATTCCATGTGCTGTCAGCCCACTCTATTTTCGTTTTATCCAAGTCTCTTCCTCCTACCTGTGTATTTCCCTACATGATTGATATAACCGCAATAACAACACTTTACCTCGTCTCTAAGGCGGCTCTTATAAATCTGATTTCCACAGCATCCACAGTCAAATTCTTGCGGATTGATTTTCTTTTTCTTCATAAACGCATCACTCCTTTGGAAATAATTTGTCATAAAACCATTCAATATCACGGCGAACCTTAAAATATCTAAATTTATCCTCTTCGCTCGTGCTTCTTACACTGATATACCCGTGAAAAGCATTTACCTCTTCTACTACCACCGGAAGCTCTGCATATTCCGTCTTTAACATCCACTCACTTCCGAGAGGGTATTTATCGAATTTTGAATAGTCGATCTTTTCGTCCGCATGAAACGGAAGATCGTATTTTCTTTTATCCACAGCCAAATCGTCAATATAGCAAGTGGCATACACTTTTCTTGGATTGTTACCATATTTTTCAACGTTTTCCGGCAGATTATCATTGACCGCATCGAACTCTAAGCCAAATTTACTGCACCAGTCCACCGCTTCTTTCAGATGTTCTTCCACCCTGCAAGTCCAAAGGATCACTTTTGCTCCCTCTGTTCTGCGTTGAATAAGATGCTGTATCAGTTTTTTGTTCGGCGCGCCAATTCCGGGCCACTTACTTTCGCAGAGTGTTCCGTCAAAATCAACCGCATAAATCGGTACAAAACTACTCATCTCCATTCCTTTCCATCCCTAAATCGAATAGGGATAATTGTGCTTTTTCTCTTTCCAGTCTCGCATTTGAAACCTCATACATCTCGGTGTCTATCTCAAACCCTACAAACCTCACGCCGTTTCTGTGATATGCAATGAGGCTTGACGCAGATCCTACATGGGTGTCAAGCACCACCCCCCCCGATAGCTTAAAAGCACCTACGAGATATTCGTACAATGCTATTGGCTTCTGGGTTGGATGGATGCGCTTCTCTGAATTTGTTCCGCCAGTGTTTGAGTATCTGAACAGTTTTGCCGGGAGATTGTAAGAAGTCCACGCAATCTCCGCTTGTGAAAAGGCATCCCACGGCTGCACCTTATCCCATACAACAAAACACTTTGTTGGTGGCAGATTGAAATAATTTCCGCCCCATATAATCTGATTTTTCGATACGCGAAACAATTCTTTGAAGTATTCCTCCGTTGGCGGTTTGCTATCCCATTCCTTTACCTGTCCACTCCGTTTCAATCTGCTTGCGGTGCTTTCGGATGGATAACCGTTCTTCGTCCGGCTCTTATTGGTTCCCATCGCCATGTTCGGCGCATTGATTCCGTATGGTGGGTCTACGATTGCCACATCAAAGTATTTATCAGGGAAAAGTTTCATGCCGGCCATACAGTCCATGTTGTAGTAACCAAAATCTAATTTATCCACTTAATAATGCTCACTCCCTTATAACCTTTTTGAAACTCATACCACGCATACGCAACTGCACTTCCGCCTCCGGCTTTCATTTCCTCAAACATTCCGTTTTTGGCGCACAGAATACGGCTGCGTGACACATATACATATCTCGGAGGGTATTTCTTAAACAGTTCGCCTCTAGCCTTTCCCTCCAAAAACTGTAATTTAAGAAACATGAACACTTTTCTCCCGTCCGGTATGATCGTCATTGCGTGTTCAATAAACTCTTTCGCGTACTTATATGGAGGATTGGTAAGAATATCGCCATCCCACATTTTTGTTGTCTGCAAGAAGTCTATTCCACCCTCTCCATACCCTCTGTCGATAAGATCCGTACTGCGGACCTCATAACCGAGTTCTATGAGACGTTCTGATAAGTGTCCTTGTCCTGCAGAGCACTCCCAAATCTTATGATTCAGTTCTGCCCCCCCCCTGTAACAATGCGTCTACTGCGATAGGGTCTGTCGCATAGTAGTCGTTAATCTCTCTTTCTTTCTCTGTGTGGTTGGATGCGCCAAGGGTTGTAAAAATACTCTTGCCGTTTCCGGTCCAATCTTTTCCCATCTCTGATCTCCTTATAAATATCCAAATCTATAACCATATATGGATTCTAGTTCTCCGCGGCATCCCTTACCGACCGAGTTCGGCGGTAGGTTGTACAGTCGTTCCGCCTCCCGACATGAGAAAAAGATTTCTTCCTCATCGCCTATGCAGATAACCATTCTGTGTTTCCCTGGCTTGTCCTTGCGGTTTCCGCACTGTACGCCCTTATCCGCCCATCTGAGGTTGTATATGCTGTTGTCAAACCTCTCCATGTTGTTTATATGGTCTACGGTGTCATACCGCCGTCTATCGCCCATGAAGAAAGTCTGCATAACAATCTGGTGTCTCTTAAACCGTACTTGGTTTCCGTCCATATCTGTGAACATACTGGAAATATCGTATTTATCTCCGTATGCCATATTGCAGAGGATTCCGTTTCTTATAAGTCTCCCAAATGTTGATATGTAGCAGTTGATGTTGAAATCATGCACACTCTTTACTTCCAAATTCTCATCAAACTTAACAAGCCGTGTGACTTTTCTCCATGTTTCTTCCTTGTCCGGGTACTTCCGGCGGATATACTCAAAAGTTTCTGTTTCTCTCATACTCTCTCAAATGTGTAGATTGAATTTCTGGTTGTTACCTCAATGTATTTTCCTCTATCCTCGGTCTTGAATCCGATAACTGTACTCGTAACAATCATGCCGACATACGGTGTTCCATCCGGCTGAGCCAACCATTCAATCATCATGGCATCTCCGTTTCTTGGAGTGGGTTTCTTGCACATTCTCCCTACTCTGAGAGGGTATCTGCCCTCAATTCTCGGATTGCCTTTTCTGTCTGTAATTGATACAACTCTATAAGTTTCCATGGCAGCCTCCTTAATAAAGATTCCACAAAAACAGTTCTTCGTTTTCTGCCGGATCGCACTTTTCTTTCCATTCCAGTTTTCTCACTACATCCCATGTTTTCATGCAGATATTAGATAAGTCGTACCTGTCGTACACCCTCTTGTCGATAAACAGGCGCATATCCAAGTCCTCATCGTAGAGATTGGAACGCATGTATTTCAGATTACGAATATCCTCATCTGTGGCTTCTGCATGGACTGTTACTGTGATACCATCCAAGTGTTTTAAAATTACCGGATGATCGTCCATTGTCAGACAAGCCGTATAAAGATAGATTTTCTGTCTCTTATTCTGCTTTCTGAGCATTTTAATGACTGTGTAGAGTTGTGCCGGATTTATCATAGGCTCTCCGCCGGTAATCACAACTTCCTCATAGTCCTTTAATGCCGTGATACCGCCAATCACTTTCGCCAATGATGTGTAGTCCAATTTGCTGTTGCAGCACCCCGGGCACTTCCGGTCGCACTTTGATGTGATAATTACTCTCGCTGTCTTTTTCATCTTTCCTCCTTAATCCATGCCGCCATAAAGGCTTTCAGATAATTCAACCTGTTCGTCTGTCAAATCCCTAAGTGCATTGATTATCTTCATCTTTGTTTCTTTGCATGGGAAATATCCGTACTTTGCATATCTCAGCATCCGTTCAAAAGTGCTCATTGGAAATGGAATATCTTTATCAATTACAATCCGTTTAAGATGTAGATGTTCAAAAAACGCATCATCCATCAGGATTTTGTACTCAATGTGTGTTTCCGGTATTCCAATTTCCTCTAAGAAATGCTCATCTTCCAGAGTTTCAAACGGAAGTTCTTGTCTTTTCGCTACCGCACCAGTTTCATCCTCTACTTCCTCTTTGTAATATGCGAACTTCGTGATTGTGAAATCGAACTTATTCAGAATTTCTTCCGGTTTTCCAAATATTTTGCAACAAAGTTCAAGCACAACACCTGTTTCAATGTGTTTGTATGCCTTTACATTGTCGTTTTCGTAGTGGAAATGATATTTCTCATCTCTTACATCGTCTCCGTCATATCCTGGTGTCTGACTGTCAAAATACTGTACCGCATCATCAAAATCGCTTTCATTCTCAAAGAAAATATCAAGGTCCTTTACCTTTTCTTTATTGAATATGTTTTTGAAACATCCTCCACATATAAATCCTTTATGACCGGTCATGTACTCATCAAGCCAATTTAATATCCAGAAGTTTTCTCTGTCTCTCTTTATTAGAGCCATGTTTCCTCCTATCTCCGTGCCATTGCTTCCTCGTATAATCGTTTGTATACGTCCCTCTCAGCAGTTATCTTTGCAATTTCCAACTGTGTCTCAACGTCCGGCATCTTCACCTTTTCTGCAATAGGTTCAGGTTCTTTCTCATCTGGCTTCACTGCTTCATTTGCAGCTTCCGCCCACTTCTTTACCAGATCATTCGATTTGATGTTAATTCCAATGCCGATGCTTACCGCCAACGCTGCATCGATCTTTTTCATTTCTGCCATAGAACACTGTCCTATGTAATCTCCAACCTTATCCTTGTTTACCGTATCAATCTGCTCACAAAGCACGGTGGACGGATATTTTGAACTGTTGATTTTAACGTGTGTCGGCAACGGTTTCTTTTCCTGGGTGGTAAGGTAAACCACTTCCAATATAGGTCCTGCATTGTTACCAATATCATTGCTTATGATTACCGCAGGTCTACCCCCCCCTGTACATTTCCGCTATATTCGCTCTCGTTGCGGATATAGAAGATTTCCCCTCTATAAAACTCTTTGCTCATAGTGTCCTCCTATTCGATTTCATCCTCCTGCGGCATCTCGAACACTCCAAGTGGTTGATCCGCCACATATTCACATACTAAGTCTCTGGGGTTTTCATCCTGTCCTCTTTCAAACAGCAAATTCATGGTGTAGCAGTCCATAAGCATTGAAATCGCCATTCTGCATTTTTCTTTCGTAGAATATCTGCCAATCACTACTCTGTTTTCTCCTACGAGGGCAGCAACTTTGTACCGCCCATCATATTTGCTGTCCGTGCTGTATTCTGTTACCTTGTCGTTGTTCAGAACTACCGCTCCATCCTGAGACTTAACAAACATCACGTTTTGCCTCTCTTTCCTTAATTCGCCCCATCTGTCGATTGATTTTGAAATCAATTCGTTCCTCTACCTCTGCTACGCAGTTAAAAATAATTCCCAACTGTGTGAGCATGATCTGTACATCTGCAATTTCATCAATCACTGCATCTCTCATTTCCGCTGTTTTCTCATCGCTACGGCGGAATTTCAGAATGGCTTTGACGAGTTCCGAACACTCTTCAATAGCCATATCCTCCTGTGCATCGTTTCCATACGTTTCTACGATGGTGTTGAGGTTTCTCATCTGCTCCTGTGTCAATACTGTTTACCTCCTAATATCTGATATTTAGATTTCCATGTTCATTGATCCAATCAATAATTTCCTTGAATCCAAGCCCTCCCTCATTCCAAGGTTTCATAATGTACTCATACTGTTTTGGATGAGTGAGTTTCATCTTTTCAAATCTTCCCGGGGACTTTTCAAGATGGCATCCATAGCCGCAGAACATACAACCAGTGCGCTCGCATCCGGTCGTTTTGAGAACCGGTCTGCCAAGGTCAAAGATTTCCATGTTGCTTACATCAGCTAATGTCATTTGACCGTGTGCCTCATCCTCTGTTACAACCTTTCCATATACAGAACAGATTTCAAATCTCTTCGGATTCTTTTTGATGTATTTTCTGGCTTTTCTTCGCTGAATTTTGTCTGCTCTGCGCCGGACTTCCATGTTGCAAACCGTTAAGTTTTGGTCGTATTCATCTTGCAGTTGCCGTATGTAAAGAAGTACATCCTGCTCCGTCCAAAAACTCATAGGGTTGCTGATCGGAGATTTCATATTAAATCCATTGCATCCATTTTTAAGCCACTGCTGCGTTCTCAATCTGCTCTCACTCGCCATTTGAGCCGTCATTGGTTTACGGCCTGTTGTATTTTGGTATGTGTGCATGGGAGATTTTTTCATCACTTTGCAACACATCGCAGAAATTTCAAACGGCGAATCTAAGAAGAATTTATATCTGGACTTGTTGTACATTCCAGATATTTCCTCTGTCTGAACGCCTTTTTCTTTGTGCTTTAATGTTCCAAGCAAAATTTGAAATCTAACCGGTGGCGTGTTAGGGATAATCCCCTTTTTCAGCATTTTGTAGTTTGGATTCTCTTTGTTTATTCTTCTGTCTACTCCGATTAGATCCGCCATCTGAGCGCAATACGGAACTCTCTCTCTCTCTCTCTCTCTCTCTCTCTCTCTCTCTCTCTCAGGGATTGTATTTTCTTCTTTCATAGCGTCAAGTGATTTCATGTATTTTCTTGCATAGTAGACAGTTTCAGAAACCTCCTTGCTGATAAATGGATACCCATATTTTCCTATCACTTCCCGAAACGTCAGCTTTGGACGTATCCAATCCACATTGTCGAAACCCTTTACGAACGCTCTTATTTCCGGGTATTCAAGCCCTGTGTCAACAAATACAGCTCTAATGTTCGGGTACAATTTTCTTGCAATATTGAGAAGAACCGTACTGTCTTTTCCTCCTGAGAAAGAGATATACACACCATCCTCGCCGTACTCGTCTACCCATTCCCTAATTCTCCGCTGTGTCATTCTGACTTTTGCATTAAGCGACAAGGACTGCATCTGGTAGAGGTCGGATATAACGTGTTTGTTACCCACTTCTCTGTTTCTCCTTTCTGGTGTTACATATAAGTTGCTTCTTTGAATACGAATGTGTCCTCAGAGTCTACCTTTTCCGATAACTCTCTCAGGCGCAGATCGTTGGAGCTGTAAATCTTTTTCTTTTTCATATCAGCCACAAAAAACTCCTGCCCTGTCTGAATGTACTCTCCGACTTTGCTCTTCCGGCAAATCTCGTAGGAAGCATACTCAGTCTCTTTATCGTCTGTCTGTTTTTCCTTTGCGGTTTTTCCTAACATACCGATTTTTCTCCTTTCTTTCACATTTTTGTTTGTCTGACTAAACATTTTCTACAAAAAAATTTAATGCAATCCGTCAGACCATCTATACAGAATAACGGCGGTATCTTCGTTAGGATAAGAAACTCCCAAGAATTTGCCATTAACTGTTTCGCAAGCCTCTGTTACTCTATCCACGAATTTATTGAAGTCCTCTTTCACTGTCACATAATCGTGAAATCCCATTGTTCCCTCGTCTCTTTCGTGGCTTTCTCTCATTACTACCATCTGTTTTAATTTCTGCATATTGCCTCCTATTTCTTTACCTTGCAGTCTCTATATACATCCTCTTTTCCGATGAATAACTGCCCTAAGATTGCAACCAGAACATTTACCACGATACTGTTTCCGGCCTGCTTATAAAGCTGTGTGTTACTATTTACTTTCTCCGCCTTATGGAAATCTGCATCTGAGAAATCCATCAGCCGCCAGCACTCTTTTGGAGTGAGCTTTCTTATGCGGTACTCTGTGTAAACCTTTGAGTTCGCATCTCCATGCGTTCCGGCGGTCAGCGTTGGAGAATTGCCATTATCAGAATAAACAGATCCGCATTGACTTCCCTCGTTGGAAATCTGCCCTACCTTTGCCATTTCTGTACTCCTTTCCGTGAGATTGTCGCTATGCTGCATACTGTCCTGCCACCCCCCGAACAATTCTTTCAATACGACAAATCCCCATGCTTTGGGATGTAAGTGTAGGGCATACATGACCGCCGCCTTGCACTCTTCCGCGCCGTAATTTACTTGTTGGGTATGAGAAATCCGCAACTCCTCCAATCTCACATTCGATATAGCCTTTCTGTGTTGCCTGCCGGATGCCTACATACTCTCTATCCATCATCCACCGTCCTTATTTCCAAAACATAATTGTCTTTTTGGACGGAAGTAAGTGTGTTGCACAACCCCTCTGAGTTCGGTTCTAACCGCTGCTCCGTAGGTGCGCCTGTGGTTCTGTCCGATGGATTGTTTGGGTTTCGCCCTCTGCTTGCAACAATGATTCTTTCAACCACGTTTCCGCCTCCGTCTCTGTTATTATGCAAGGTACAGTACCCCCCCACTCGTAATCGCCGGAGCTATGCCTCCGGTATCATACACTCGCCCTTGGTTTGGGTTCTCTCTCGTGGAAGTGGGGAGAATATTGCCTAACCTCTTAATCCCGGTCTGCAATATCTTCTTTCCTTTCCTTGATTTCTAATATCTTTGGTTCTAAATTGCCCCCCCACAAGTGTTTAAGGTCGGGGCAATTCCGTCTACGGAATAAATTCTTCCGCTCTGAGGATTATCCCAACTCTTTCCTACGGCGATATTCCCCAGTTGTATGCAGCGTACCTTATTTGCCATTTCATAGTTCCTCAATTACATATTTCAAATGTTTGTAGTCGCTCGCCAATAGGGTAGGACATATCATTTTGTACAATGCTTTATTGTATGGGTCGTAGATTCCACAAGCACTTTCGGAGGATCTTTGTAGTCTGTTGCCCTTATTGCTTGGCAAATACCCCCCCCCGATAAAACTCGGACCCTGTCCTGGACTTCTTTTTCCGGGTTCAGTGAGCCGACTACGATTATTCTGTCTGCCATTTACTTTTTCCTCCACTAAAACTTTCGGTGGATCTTTATAATCCGTTGCCGACAATGCCACTGATATGCCATCCGGGGACATTATGCGTCCTCTTTCTCCGCCTGTTCCCGTATGAGCCACAATCAACGGCCGGCTCATGGTTCGTCTGAGCTATCTACTTCTGTAACACCGCATCCCAATGATGCCGGTCTACTGAGCCTCTGCCCCCCCCTAACGGTTTTTGAGATGCCGTCTAACTGACCGCTCTCTCGCAAGTCCTTGATGAGTTTCTGCGCCTTTTCGGAGTTGATATAATACTTTTCGTCTACCTCGTCCTCCAAATAATCTTTCATTGTCTTATCCAGTGGAACCGGCTGCGGAAATTTGTAATTATAATCGCCCAGAATAGATACCATGAAGCATCGCTCTCTGTTCTGCGCCACGCCGTAGTCCTTTGCATTGAGGATCTGCGTATAACACTTATATCCCTTGCTTTCAAGGAAGCTGCACCAGCTATGAAAATCATCTATGTTGTCCGCACTGATAACCTGTGGCACATTCTCCATGAGAAGTATCTGGGGAAGATTTTCTGTCTCATTCAGAAGCCTTTCAACTTCCCACAGTAACCCGGAACGTGTTCCTGATCCTTTTTTCATTCCTCGCATCTTTCCGGCGAGTGATAAGTCCTGGCAAGGTCTTATGGAAACGAATACGTCATAAGGTAGGTGTATCTGTCAGTATTCGTTATTGCCAGATCACCCCCCCTCATTGAGCAAATGTTGACAAGGTTGTGCGTGGCTTTTATGTTGTTGTAACATTCTCTGCGCCATGCGTCACTGTATGAATGACTCCTTATCTGCTCTTCCGTGAGAGGTTTCTTTCCATCCACGGATATTCCCAACTGAGTAAGTGCCTGTATAACATCCTCAGAACTCATTTCTGCACTGTAATCAGTATCATCGTCCGCCATGTGAATAGCTTTGTATGATGCCGTGGCGTGCATTTCCCATTCAGACATAAGGTAATGTTCAAACGGTACGCCAAGATTACGAAGTGCCATCGCCTGAGAACCAACCCCGGCAAACAATTCTATCAATCGCACCGGGTTGTCAGTCTTAAATGTTGGGTACATTAAATCAAACATTGAAATCTGATCCACTCGTTTTCTCCTTTCTTTGATTTTTTATCATGCAAAATCTCGCATAATTAAGCTGCCGGAAGTAGTCATTATTCGCATTTTCCCACATTGCCGGTAAGGTACTCAGCCGTGTTTCATAACACTTATCGCACACCCTTTTCCCTTTTATTGTTGGATTTTTGCCACATATATAGCAAATGCCGTAGTCCGGTCTCTCTGAACGTGACAAATCGCATCGGTTTTTGTCTCTGTAATTTTTCAGATACGCCCTGCACCTCTGGCATAAACCACCATTCTGTGATTGATGTTTTCCGCATCTGGGGCATAGTCCGTTTTCGATGCGTGTCTGTTTTAACTGCCTTTTCCTCAGCCGATCTTTCTCTTTCTGTTCATCGGTTTTCCCTTTTTCTGAATAACTATCTTGAAATTGACCCAAGCACTCATAACATAGCTTTTTGTTAGGTTCTGCTGGATTTTTCCCACAATGAGTGCATATCCCAATCCTTTCATGGTATTTTCGATTCTGCTTGCGTAATTCAGAATTTCTTGCCGCACAGTCAGGGCACATGGATCTTTCCGGCGTTGGGTTTTCTTTGCCACACTTCGGACACAATCCTCTTTCCCTCATCTCTTTGTATGATAATTTTCTCAATCCATTTCAGAGGTTCCCAGGATTTATGCGCGCTGCCCTTTCCTCCGTCTATTTTCTACCGAACTTCTCATACATTTCATCCAGTCTCTTTCTGGTTTCGTTTGACATACCGGATGGTGGTTCGGTCTTTTCCTCCGGCACTTCAATTTTTTGCATTTCTATCTGTGGGTCTACTGCTTTTTCCATAAGTGCTGCGTGTTTCTTCCCCATATCGGCTATGAGCATCCTTACATTCTCCGGCAGACGTGCCTCTTCTTTCATCCGCTGCACCGAAGTCCGATAGTTCCTGATAAAGTGCGACTGTTCAATGGTTGCCACTTGGTCTGAATCCATCAACGCCCACTCTTTGAGGTTTGCCGCCGTTCCAACAGCTCTTTGGCACGCCTCCGGCAGTTTTGCAAATTCCTCTTCCGAGTTGTAACCGGAGTTCCTTAACGCCCTCTGTACCAACGCCCATGCCTGCAGTTCGCTCATGCTTTCTTCCGCCGGAGCAATAATCTCCGTTGCTTTAGTGCGAATATCTGCGATGGTTGGAGGAAAACGTTCACTCGTCATGTACTTTTGTATTGCCAAGTTTGCCTGCTCATACGGAAGATCTTGTAATAATCCATACCACACATCGAAAGCGTCTTTATCTGGTATGAATGTCGGCTGTGCGTAGACCGCTTTCATAGCTTTTACCAAAATCTTAAATTCTTCTCTTTCCATTACCAGCCATCCACATCCTTTACTCTGTTTCCAATGCGATCTCCGCTATTTCTGTATGCAGAAGATGATTGCAATTTATCCCAAATAATGCCTTTCCATCCATTCGACATACATTCATCAATAAGATTGCATACGGCAGTATCTCCATAGACAGAGACCTTATTGGCAACCTGTTTTAACAACGACTTCATGCCCTGTTCCTTATATCCGTCTTTCCGTTCCGTCTTATACTTGAACCATTCGCGAAGTTTATCTGCCATTACATCAGAGATGGTGTACTCAGGGAGAAGCCTTTCAAAAATTGATTGAGTAGTTTCCCTCTTTCCCCCTTTTTTATTTTCTTTCTCTAACTCTTTCTCTAACTCTTTCTCTATGTTACTTTTTTGAACATCAGCGTTACATTTTGTTACATTGTCGTTACTCTCAGTGTTTTCAACAGTTTCCGGCTTCTTCTCTTTGCTATTTTTCCGTTCTCTGTACTCTCGAACTCTCTGAGCTGATGCAGATTCAGAACCAACCATTTCGATTGATTTCGGCATAAACAGTGTTCCGTCACTTTCTGTAATTACTAATTGCAGTTTTGTAAATTGTTGTAACGCTTGTGTAACGATATGTAACGCAAAGCCGGATGCCTCCGCCAACATTTCCTCGTCATACGGAATATCTTCGGAATATCTAAGCCGCCCCTTATGGTCTATGGCTTCTGTGAGCATCCACATATAGAAAAGCACCAACAATTCTCCGTTTTCCTTGGCTCTGAGTATTTTGATATAGTGCTTTCCGAAGAAATTCCGGGGCAATTTAAGCCAATAATACTTTTTCTCAGCCATCGAACGGTCCTTTCTCTATCTCTTCAAGGAAAATCTCAATCCTTGGGTTTTTCTTATCCACAAAGAAGTCATGTGTAAAGTTATCAATCTCGCCCCAACCGTCATTTTTGATTACTCCGCATTTCTGCAATGCGTCCTCAAATACTTTGTCAGCAAAGGCGAATATATTGCCCTTGTCTCGCTGCTTATCCGGCTCATAGAACCGATAATGAATAATGATGGGATTATTTATAGTTAGTCGTGGCAACTGCGTTCTAATGGCATTGCACACGATCATCTGATAGTCTCTTTTCATTTTTGCACCCATCTGTGGATGCCTTGCACATTCATGCAAATAATCGTTAAGATCCGGCAAGGTTCTGGTTCTGCCATAGTAATTCCCTTTGATAACAACCTTGTGCATCTATACCCCTCCTTTCCTGTTTAATGGGTGGAGCCGCCCACAATGACGGCTCCTGGGTAGTTTAACAAAAGATCCTTTTATACCATTCAACTAATCATTTCTTAAAGGATGTAACCAGTTTGTGTATTCTGCGATATTCGTGACATATTTTCCTCAGAGACCAATCTTAGGAGATAATGCAGAACATATTTACGGTTACGATTATTAAGAAATCACAAAGATGTCCGGCACTCCGTCAAGCTCTTTTTCAAGATACTCTTTGATATTCTTCTTTGCCTCATTCTTCCATGCGCCTCCGTCTGCCTCAAATAAGGCGCAAGAAACACCAAGGCGATCATTGTCCTTTACACGGAAGATAAAACTACTCATAGGCTGCTTAACCTCTGTAAAGGTCCTGTACGGCATCAGACGGCAAGGGCTGGGAACCTCAACCTCCTGCAAGGACGCAACGCCCTTTTTAATGGCTGGTTTCTGTCCAACTCCGGGATCTCCGTCACCCCCCTCCCGACCTACCTCCGCCCCCCTCACCGCCTCTGCCGAGACCGCCATGTACGAAGGAGACGGGAACTGCCTGCTCCGCTTCTATTCTGC